CCTATAGGCCCTCGATTTCCCCCTAGGGTGCCTTGGTAGGCCCTCAGTATTCTGCCTGTCCTTTCGCTGTCTTATAAGATTTTTCTAAAGTTTTTTCGACGATGTGCCGTTAAGGAAAGCAAGACTGAGTGACAGGCAGTCTTTCCGGCGCTACGGTAAGCCGGTTCCCCTCGAGGGGGAGAAACCGCAAGCTAGCGTCCCAAGCACGAGTTGCCGGACCTGCGATGGTAGGCACACACCAAGTTGAAGTGTGCCGCGCCGATGCACGGCGCAAATTCAGCATGGCACACCCAAGTGTCTGGACGATAGTCCACTGAGGAGCCGGCGAGAGTCCGGCGAAACACGGGGGAAAGACGATGACGATGGATGCTCAGCGATTCAATAAATTCTTCGGGTTGACGGGTGAAATTGAGTTGACTCCTAGCGAGGTTGCGCAAGTCATGGTGATAGCAAGGCAGGTTGAAATTGAGGAAGAATTGGATGGTACCGAAACCGACGAACATTTCTATACAGCAATCGAGCGAGTCCTAGACGCGCGCAAGACTCTGTCGCGTCAAATTAGGGATGCCTGGACTCAGGAAATAGAAAGTGAGGGTTCACATGATTGAATATATAGTCTTTGTCAATTTAATTGGCCTCTCTGTTACGCTAGCAATTGCGGCAATTTTGGCACGCATCTAGGAGAAAAACAGTGTACACGCTACTTCAATTTGCAATTAATTGTGTATTAATCTTTTCGCTCAGTCTTCCGATAGGTATTTTAGTGCTGTCGGCAAGAGACGTGCTAGCAGATAGCAGCAAGAAAGGAAAGGGGAAATAATATGAGCACCAAGACCAAACTCCTGAGCAAGGATACGAGCAACGCGAAACTGGCCAAGACTCACGACGTGCACGGGCGCGACTGGGAGACCCTTATTCTTTACATGGCTCCTGCCACCGTGGGGACAGCCGGTCTCGCCAAAGACGGGGTTTCGCCAGTGACTCTCTGCCCAGCAAGCACGGAACAGTGTCGGGCCGGTTGCCTATTCTATGCAGGCCGCGCAGCGATGTTTCGAAATGTTAACGAGGCGCGTATCCGAAAGACGCGATACTTTGTTGAGAGTCAGGCCGAGTTTTTGGCACAGCTGAGAGGCGAGATACGGACTGCAGTCCGGCGCGCAACAAGGGCAGGAAAGCGCCTTGCTATCCGACTGAATGGTACCACGGATATCGATTGGGTCAAGCTTGGCGTGGTCGCTGAGTTTCCAGAGGTTCAATTTTACGACTACACAAAGGTCCCAACACGTGCGATAGCATGGGCACGCGGCGAGTTACCAAGTAACTATCACTTGACTTTTTCGCGCAGCGAAAGTAACAGTGTCGTGGCACGTCGCGTGCTAGCAGCGGGTGGAAACGTGGCAGTTGTTATTGATGAAAGTATCAAAGACGTGGGGGTCTTGAAACTTAGTGCCAGCATCATTAACGGAGACTTGCATGATGCGCGCTTCCTGGATGGCAAGTCGGCGCAGGGGTTCCTCGTGTTACTTAAGGCCAAGGGCAAGGCGCGCAAGACTGCCAGCGAGTCCGGTTTTGTTCTGACTGCGGCAGGCCTCGAGTCTTTCGCACGTGAGACCAGTAACAGCGTGGCAGCGTAACAGAGATGGTAAGACAGAGGACACTAATATGAAAGCATCCACTCGGGAAATGTGGGAGCATGAAATAAGAAAGCAGATGGACAGGCCCTTTGTTATCCAAAAGAGGTACGGAATAACATGGGCCCTTGACGCGGGGGGAAATTGGACAAGTGACGTAGGCAAGGCGGCACGATACCCAAAGGCACAGGCCTTGCTCCTGGCCTACGTACTAGGTGCCGACACGCGAGAGCATCTCGCCTTTTCCGGCATGGCAGAAAATGAGCCGGGCCTAGGTAGGCCCTGCAAGTATACTAAACAAGTTTTAGACTTGCTAGACTGTACTAGCATTAACTAACAGAGAGAGGAAAGTAAACTATGGAAAACACATCAAACATTATCACGCAAGTTACCTATCGCAACACCGAGCGCCCACGCTACCAAGGCCTTGACACCGAGGCTCTCATAGCAGAATTGGCCAAGGCAGGCATCGGAACTGGGTACCAGATGATACGCTCGAAGACTGTGACCAGCACAAAACACTGTGCACGCATTAACATGGGCGAGGAAGAAACCCTCTTTGACACCAAAGTCAGGCCTCAGCTCGTGCTGTGGAATTCCTATAACGGCGAGTGTACATTCCGCGCCAGCCTTGGTTTCTATCGCTTTGTGTGTGCTAATGGCATGACCATCGGCACCGATATGACCACAGTCAAGTTGCGCCACGTGGTAGGCCAGAAGTGGGACACGTCACTGGCCAAATTTGTCGAGGACATCAAGCGACTCTCGGAGACCGGACTATCTGAAGTGTTGGCGCCCATGGACGTCAAGCTTAACGGAACACAGGCGCGTCTGATTCTGCGGGAACTCAAGGGACGTGGCATCGTATCCGAGCGCCTCGCCGAATTAGTCGCACACGGGTTTACCTGTAACATTTGGCGATATGAAGACCGCACGGGCCGACTGTGGGACTTGTGGAACGTGCTTAACGAGCAGATGCGCAGGGCATCACGTTCGGAAGTGCGCTTTGAGGAAAGGAACGACCGCCTCTTTTCGCAGGTGCTCGAAACTGCGAGTCGGTTTGCAGCATGACGATGGCGGGTCTGCTACTGTTTGCAGTGCTCGTCTTGATACCAACAATGCTCGCCTTGATTGCGAGCCTGGGAGGAATACTATGGGAAACACTAGGCCAAAGCACGCCCGAAACGTGCAGCGCGACACGGGATACACCACGGTCTGCTCGTCGACCGCTCGGAGCGACCTCGCCCATATGGAGCGAAGACTTGCGTACCTTGGCTGCACAAAAGTCAGAGTCATTAAGGGCAGCGAGAGACGCAACGGCAAACTACTTCGAACCTTCGTATTGCAGTGTGACTCACAGGAATACAATGAGCAATTCCCGGCCCCAACAAACAACAGGGAACGACAAGAAGAACAGTAAGAACAGAGGGAACTATAGGAGGAGATGGTATGGACATGCACGTGGTAAGAGGACTAAGCCTAGCAACGATGCACGGAACCTACACGGTGAGAGACCTACAAAGCGGGAGTCTTTTAGACTTCGGCAGCACAGCTGATTGCAACGAGCCTGGAGTGGAGGTACTCAGCAGCAACGCGGACACCAGCGGCATGCACAAGGTAGGTACTATCGAAGTCAGCCCCGCACAGTTGACGCGGGCCCTTGGGTACCCCGACGAGGACGACGGACACAAGGTGAGTGGCATCTATGTTTTGGACGTGCTCGGAAAGATGGTGACCATCTACGATTGGAAGCGGACGAGTCTCTACGACGACGCCGAGCCGAGCCCGCAGGAATTTTGGGCCACCGAGACGCCCGTCTATCTCAGCATCGGTAGTCATAAGCAATTAACGGATTCCGAGATGCGAGCCCTAGCTAGGTTTCTCCTAGCACTGGGAGTCACGTCTGTGGAAGTTAGCACGGACAGGTGGAAGTGAGATATGAGTAGCAGAAAACAGATACAGAAACTCGAGGCGCAGCTGCAACGTGAGCGCACCTCGTTTGAAATATTGGGACAGGTGGTATTCGTGCTGCTATTCTTATTACTCGTCGGACTCTGCAGCGGATGCGGGGCCGAGTATATTCCTAAGCAATTACAAGTAGATACAGAGTTGGCCCCTATCGTGCGCGAGTTTCAGGCACGGTGCGCGGAAACGCCATACCGCAAGCGCTGCTCAAAGGCATGGAGCGGACTACTCGGCGTTACATATAAGGAACTGCAGGCCCCGACCATCGGGCTGGCCCGCACTCGCCGCACCAGGGAGTGGCGCGTGACCAAGTGGGTTGTTACCAAGGAGATTCACAGCGTGTGGGTGGACCCCAGCGCAACGGTTTCCCCCGAGCTACTGCGCTTTGTGGTGTACCATGAGCTGGGGCACGTGATTGGCATGCCGCACTCGACCACGCCGGATACGCGCATCATGCATCCCTACGCCAGAGAAATCGTTAATGCTAAAGAATGGGACGACTGCGTCCGACAACTATTCACGGCAGGTAAATAACGCAGTGTCGAAAAGTCGCGAGGAAATCGACAAGTCAGAAGACTAATGTCGACGCAATAAACAGAGAGAGAGGAAAGGAGATAGTATGGATACGGTAGTTATAAACGGAGAGACGTATGTCAAGCAAGTCAAGACAGGTAGTCTGTCAATCGTCCGCACCTATAGTGCTGGCGTTCACATCGGGGAGGTGGTTGAGCGAGCCGGAAAGGAAGTAAAGCTAAGGAATGCGCGACGATTATGGTGCTGGCACGGAGCAAATACACTCAACGAGGTGGCACTGCATGGAGTAGACCGAAGCAGGTCGCGAATTAGTGAAATAGTACCAGGGCCCATAGAAATAACCGAAGTAATCGAAGTGATACCAGTGAGCGAAGGAGTAAACCTTGACCCAGTCTGGAAGAAGTGACGAATGTCCTAGTGGCTCTGACTTTGGCTATGGCGATGGCTCTGGCCATGGCTTTGGCTATGGCGATGGCTCTGGCTATGGCACTGGCTTTGGCTATGGCGGTGGTGATGGCTGTGGCTTTGGCTATAGCTATGGCGATGGCGGTGGCGGTGGTGACGGCACTGGCAACGGTCGTGGCCATGGCACTGGTGATGGCTATGGCGGTGGTGATGGCGATGGCACTGGTGATGGCCATGGCAACGGTCGTGGCGATGGCTATGGCTTTGGCTATGGCGGTGGTCGTAGCGATGATGAATAAACAGAGAGAGGAGAGAAGTAACGTGAGTACAGATTCAATCGTTAAGGTAAGTCCCGAGGAGTACTTCGGGAGGGACACGTGGAGGGAGCAACCAACCGTAAACCTCACGCCCAGTCAGCTGTTCAATGCGTGCCGACTGCTCGTGCAAATCAACCGACTGCGCGACGCACTCGGCGTGCCGCTGCTCGTGACCAGTGGATACCGTAGTCCAGAACACAACGCTAAGATTGGAGGCGCGCCCAAGAGCAACCACATGCAGTGCTTGGCCATTGATATCAGCGACCCGGACGGCAAACTCAAATCTCGCCTCGCCGAGAATGACTGCCACCTGCTTCGCCGCTTCGGCCTTTACATGGAAGACCCGAAAGACACGCCGACGTGGTGCCACCTGCAAATCGTGCCGCCTGCTTCAGGCCGTCGGATATTTGGGAGGTAAGACGCTATGGAACTGCTACTTGGAATCATTGCCGGAGCCCTGCTCGGTACCGTCATCATGCTCGCCATGGTTCACATCACATCTAACTAAGGAGTTTGCTTTACCATGACAACCAACAGTTTGCTGACCTCCCTGTTGTCTAGCCCCTTCGCAATCCTATCGGCCTGCAAGGAATACTATGCCGACGACTCGCGTTCTTTCCTGAACCAGTTGTACACCATGCAATTGGTCAACCTGCTGCGCCGCAATGGTTACATTGCTACCGTGGTGCAGGGCAAGTACAGGGATGTCGCGGAGACGTCGGTCCTCGTTCAGGGGACACCGGAGAATGGCGGCTGGTCCATGCACGAACTCGTGCGGGCGTTTGCCCAGACGTTCGACCAGGAGAGTTACATCCTGTGCGACGGCACAGGCGAGGCCCTGCTTCTGTCCACCCAAAAGACGTGCGACGTGCTCGCTCGGTTCCGCTCGGTGCGTGAGGCTCGGCCTTCCGATAGTTCCTACACCGAGTTGCCCTGCGGCACTCGCATCGTGTTCGAGTAGGGGCAAGCGATGCATAGGCGCAAGTATTCCGTGGTTCGTCCAAACTTCTGGGCTCCGCTGGCCTTCATTCTCGTGGTGCTGGGCGGCATAATGCTAGTGTTTCACTTCACGAAACCAAGTGGACCGCCGCTTCGCGAGACTCTGCGTGTCCTCGACGCGATGACCAGCTGTCAGGCATGCGTATGGGCCGACTGCGTAGCAGACGGCACGCGTTCCATCGACCTATGTAGGACTTCAGCCCGTGAAGTATGCGAGCAAGTGGGCTGTCATGTCCTGGGCGATATTGATAACTGCACCACGTTCGCCGACCACTGCAAGGCAGGTTCCCAGTGAATGCAGGTAGTCCGGTCTTGCATAGGCAGGCATTCCGTGCTATCATCGCTGAGGTTCCGCCAGTTGCGGGGTCCTAAACAAAGGAGATACTCTGCAAATGGGTACCAAGTTACGTCGCTTTCTATCTATCGTATTGATTTTATTGTGTCTTCCTGCATTAGCAGGGGCCGATGCCCCGAAGGAGTCGCCCTTCCTGGGGGAGATTGACCTCGACACCCCGCTCCCGGACACCGGAAGCTACGTGTATATCCTATCTCCTGGCGGGAGCATCGACCGTGCGTTCGAGTTGGCCGAGCAGGTGAAGGGCAAGACGTGCATCATATTCGGGGCCGCGTCCGCAGCGCTCATGATTGTGATGCCTGCTTGCAAGGAGCGTTACTTCGTATACAACGCAATCATTCAGTTTCACTCGGCAGGCGTGGTCCTACCTCCCATGTATTTCCTTAAGGAGTGGGACGCTGCCTACCTCGCATCGGAGTTGGCCAAAGCTAACTTGCGTATCATGCGGCACATGGTCCTCAACGGCGTGCCGTGGTCGCCCGAGTTTTTAGAAGTCGCCATGCGACTGGACTTGGACTTCGCGGGGGAGGAACTGGGGCAGTGGGGCGAGTGGTTACGTCCCGTGCAAGAGTGCACCCATTGCCCCTACTGGACAAAGCTGGTGGGCCTCTCGTTGCCTGCCTCCCAAGAGCAGTAGAGTTAATAACTAAATTAGAATCGTTCAGTGCTAAAGCTTACTGGGACTATGGCCGATACTCTATTGGCTATGGTACTGGAGCTTCGCACGCTGAGGAGGTGATTGATGAGAGACAGGCTTTCATTAGAGCCGCTACTTACGGACGAAGATATCTGGCTCGGATACTTGAGGGAGCTGGACGAGGAACTTATGGAGGCCCTGCAGGCTTCGATTGCGGACGCCTTGCCGCCCTCGCCTCACTCGCCTACAACCTGGGTTGGACGCGTTTTGAGCGCTCCTCGGTTTGGAAAGCGTGGAGGCAAGGAGATACTGAAAGCATACCCTCCCTTCTCCCTCTCTACCGAAGAGCAGGAGGAGTGATACTGCGTGGCTTGGAACAACGAAGGCGGAAGGAGATTGAAGCATGGCACGAACAGCAGCAAGGCAGGGGACAGAGATACTGATTCACGTGGGCAAGCATACGTTCTACTTCAACCGGCCAGAGCATGCATGGCAACTCATATTGCTAGACGTGGTCAGCGCCTTGCGTCGCCACTATAACTTGGCCGATTCCGAAATCATGTACTGCATTGAGAACTCTGGGCCGGACGCAATCGAAGAGAAGGCTGCCATCCTGGAAATTCAGAGCCGAGTTGGGACTGGGATGACTAAAGTAGAGCCGCGCACTGCGAAGGGAGGGAGTAGTGGTAGGAAAAGTACTGGACTTTCGGGAGGCGAGACTAAGAAAGCTAAAGCAAAAGTATCTAAAGTCCGAAGAGATAGCGGAAAGAATAAGAAAGCTTGAACATTCGGAGCGCGCAATGGAGCGATTGTTCCGAGCAATAATGGGGGATGAATCCGATGAGCGACAAGGCAACGTCAAAGACAGTGGGTCAGGGAATCACGGTAAAGATAAGCGTCGATGAGGCATATGCAGTTACGTGGCCAGATGTGGCTAGTGCCGCACTCACTACCATCTTACCTCTCTATCCATACCTAACCGTATTGGATATCCTCGACCACCTGAACGACGAGTGGGAATATAAGAGACTTCGACAAAAGGCCGAGGAAGATAGTGCGGCGCTGGACCAGGAGCCGGAGGTACCTGCCAGTGAAGAGTAAGCTACTAACCTGGGGTCCCGTTGTCCTCGTCCTGCTAATCGTTGGCAGCCTCGTTGCCCGCACGGTGCAGAGTCGCACGCGGCAGCTGAGCGAAGCTTACGAGAAGCGCATCACAGAACTTCAGGAACGACTGCGAGAGAAGGAACGCGAGCTTACGGAAGCGCGCAGTACACAGTCAGCAATCAAGGAAACTATCGTTGAGCGAAAGAGAGATGGAACCGTCAAGACAACTAAGCGAGAAACAGCAACGGTCACCAAGTCAGAAACCAAAACCATCGAGTCTGAGCGAGAGAAGGAGACGAGCACGAAGACAAGTACTGATACTGGAACTAAGAAGGAAGCTAGTACTACCTCCGGGCGCTCCAGACTGGGCCTTGATATATCTTTCGGGGCCGTTGTCAGCCCAGGACTAGGACTGCACTGGCAGACGGACGTCAGCTATGACGTAGGACTATGGCTCGTGCCGCGAGTTGGCGTGCAGTTTGCACCTAACTTTGTAGGCGGGCCGACGGCATACACACTAGGAGTGGAGTTACAACTCTAATGACGCGCAAGCACTGGATACTCGTGGCCGGAGTAATGGCATGGCTGTACCTCGGCTTAGGCTGGGTCATCCTGTTAACAGTTAACAATCCCAGCTCGGCTATGATAGCCTTCATTGCGAGCTTGGCGCTATTCTTTGTGGGAGGAGCACTGCGTGCAACAAGTAGAGAATGATGATGATATGGTTGCTCTCGGAGAAGTACTCGAGGGATTCGTATCTATCCTGGAGGCGCAGGCCTCAGAGATTGTCGCGCTCAATGACAAGTTGGATGCGCAGACTGTCGTGCTCATGGACTTGCTCATTCGCGTGCACAAGACTACTCCCGACGAGGCCATTCGAATCATGAACAAGGCCGAGAGCGCGGTGATTGAGCGCAACAGAAACAGAAAGACGGCACAGGAAAACTGAGGAGGGCAGGACTCGTGGCACTGAAGACTAAGGACTTAATCGTAGGCGACGTGCTGGACTATATGGAATGGGAAGGCGAAGACTTCGGCGCTTCATATGCCATCACCACGATTCGCTCTACTGAGCACGGCCTTGTGGTATCAGCTAAGAATACGCAGACGCAAGAGGACGTCACGTTCTGGGAGAGGTCGCTTGACAGCATGCTAGAAAACCAAACGTATGCCGTGCGTGTGCGTCCGGAAGAGACGACGATTAGTAAGAACTTCCCTTACACGTGGGCGTGGCAGCCGCCACTTGGATTCACTAGTGGCAGTACTCCCACGTCGCCGAAGCACTATTCGCTGGACGGTGACAAGCAGGCGTGGGACGTGATGCGAGACTTGGTCTCGAGCGAAAGTTACGAGGGATACCTCACGCTCAACGTGGTGAAGTACCTCGTGCGGCACCGCAAAAAGAACGGCAAGGAAGACTTGCTCAAGGCGCGGACGTACATAGACAAGCTTCTGGAGGTTTGCTATGAGGGTGGCAGTAGTGGGAGAAAGCCCGGCTAAGGGCTTCGAGAACTGCACTCCGATATGGGGAGTGCGCGAGACCGACGGTATGCGCTGTGCTACGGGCAGGCGCTGGGGATTGTGGGCCTTGGCCGTAGGGTTGCTGCCTAATGAGTGCGAGTACTACAACGTGAGCACTGGCGTGCCGGACTTAACAGAGTGCGTGCTTGTCATAACCTTGGGATGCAAGGCACGGGCCTACGCAACCAAGCACGGCATCTCGCACTTCCCGTTGCCTCATCCATCCGGCCGCAACAGGAAACTAAACGACAAGCATGCCCTCTATTTAATCTTAGACACTTTAGCAAAGGAAGTAAGGAGACTCAAGTATGGTGCGGAAGTTATCTGACAAGCGCAAGGAAATGGTGCAGGAACTGTACTCCAAGATTCAGGAGTGGAAGACTCGTGGTCTTGAAGCGGTGCAGCGCGGAGACGTACCTGCTGCCACGAAGGCTGCTAACCACGTGCGCCGACTGCTCCTGAAGCTGTATCGGTTCTCGCAGACCGGCAAGTTTAAGGAAGCAAAGCGAGATGGGGAGTAGACTCCGTTTGGTCACGACAAGGCAGCTTAACTAAGGAGCACATACAGTGAGTTTGTATTCTCTTATCAGTCAGTTGGCACGAGACTTAGAAAATAACTATGGACCGAAGGCGCGCATCACGTCGGTGACGGTGACGAAGGAACTACATCGGCTACTGGAAGCGGAGGTAGCAGAGAGCGGCCTGTATGGGGGCGTGGGTGTTGCCGAGCTGCCGGCTGGAATAACCACGCGCTTGTACGTTAATACGTATGCGGGGCGTATCACTATAGAAAAGGAAAAGACAGAACCAACGCCAATTCAATTCACGGACGTGCGAGACTGGAAACCGAGCGCGGTACGTGACGAGGTGCTCGCACCGAGACACTACAGTAAGGACGGCAAGCAGGTATGGGATACGATGCAAGACTTGGTACCTGCTGACGAGTACCGAGGGTACCTTACCCTTAACGTCGTCAAGTACGTGTCGCGTTTCCAGCAGAAGAACGGGAAGCAGGACCTGCTCAAGGCGCGAGCCTACATTGATAAGCTAATCGAGAAGGAGTATGGCAATGAAGTTTGAGGATATCCTGCCCCAGATTCGCGAAGGGCGGAAGGCTAGGCGCACAATGTGGGATGACCATTATTTTATATCCATGACAAAATCAGGAACGATTTTCGACTGCGCCGGTGATAGTAGAGTTATCCCCGGAATAGAAATGAATGCAAACGACTGGGAGCTGGTGCCCGAGCTCGTCCGTGTTGCTGATTACTTGGTGCCCAATCTTGTCGGAGATTATTACCACAAAGAAACTTACCCCATCGGCCAGCAACCTGAGGGGGCTGTGATGGTGCCGAACTCAGAAAGGGAGGAAAGCAAGTGAGTAGCGACAATAAACCAGTCATAGGCGCTGGCATTACGATTAGGCAGGGGCCGACAGCTACTGTGAAGCTACATAGAACTATGTCCCCGCAGCTAGTCGTCGAATTGCTGTGCTGCGTCGAAACAACTCTGAGCTTCCCTGCCTATAAACTGGACGACCTGTCCCCGGAAGCTAGGTACGAGCTATCACTTCATGGCTACGAGGTGGAGGAATGAACTGCACGATTCGTAACTTCATCGACGGCTGCATACTAGACGCACATCCATTGGCGGTACTTTTATCCGTAACCATTGCCCTTGGGGTTCTGGCCATTCTTTCTTTATGTATCGCGGCTTTCGTCGCCCCGCCTATGAGTTACTTTGAGCTTAAGGAAATGAAGAAGCAGAAGGAAAACAGAGATGCCACTCTTTGATTTCAAGTGTACTGCGTGCGAGAAGGTTACAGAGATTCTGGTCAAGCGCGACGAACCACTACCAACAACATGCCCGCACTGTAAGGCAGAGAATGCGCTGCGCAAGGAGCTGTCTGCACCTAGCATCGAACTGAAGGGCAGCGGCTGGTACAGGGATGGGTATAGCTAATGAAATACTTACCGCGTGAATTGCCCTTTCGCTACGAGGGAAGCCGCTTCACCATCGTGGCATCATTGAAGATGACGTTCGGCGAGGGCGACAACCATGAGTGGGAGTACATCCGTGGGCGCTGGCTCAACTTGGATGCCCAGTATGGCGTGCGTTACCTAGTCCGCACGACGTGGCCCTGGCCCTGCTACGACCCGAGCACGGGCACCTACTACTACGTAGTATCGGAAGTACTTGATAGAATCGCTCCTTAGTGCTAAAGTATAGGGCACGTCTTTCCGATACGCTAGAGTATTGGAAGCCGCGTGCATCAGCACCCAGCATATGGGAGTGGGTGCCCAGATTAGGGAATGAGGTGAGGGATGGACATAAAGCAGCTACTGCAGCAGGGCTTCGAGAAAGCGCAGGGCGAACACGCGGAGCTGGAGAAGACCAAGCTTGGTATTCTGCGCGGCGGCAACAGCGGACTGGCCGAAGAGATTGAGGGCGTGGTCGGCATCACCGGTCACTGCCACCGCAAGACTTTCCTTCGCCTCAAGGGCGTGTCGTGGGATACCATTGACGACGACCGGCACATCATGTTTGAAGGCGGGCGTTACAACGAGGACGTGTGGCTAGGCCTACTATCCAAGAGCTACCCGCATAAGATTCTGTGCGAAGAGGAAGTGCCCATCAGCTGGCAGACCAGCAACGGTACGCTCGTGACCGGGCGTCCGGACATGGTTCTCTGTGACGCGTTGGGCAATCCCGCTGAGGGACTGGAACTGAAGATGGCGTCGAGCATGTGGACCGTGCGCGAAGTTATCAACGGGCGGCCTAAGCAGCCCCACCTGATTCAGGCGGGACACTACAGCTGGCGCCTCGGCATTCCATTTCAGCTGTGGTATACCTCTTACGTAGACTTTGCCGTGACTGGTTGGGCCCAGCAGCACTTCCCTAAGCAGGGGATGCCGGGCAGCGAGTACTGCGTTTACAACGACGATGGCGATATCATCAAGACACTGCCGTTTCAGATAGGCTTCGAGCTGTCTTGGGATACCGATGGTATCCTGCACTTCCGTCCTGCTGGCAGCAAGGGCAGGTGGCAAGAGACCATCATATCCAAGTCACGCATCGAGCGCTACTACGAAATCGTTTCTCAGATGGAGAGCACAGATTCTATCGGCCCGCGACCGGAGAATCTCAAGTACGACGGCAACAAACAGAGTTGGTCCATGTGCGATGCAAAGTATTGCAAGCTTGCACCAGTCTGTGATAAGTTCGCGGACAATGACAGTCTTAGAGCCTGGGCCAAGGCGGTTCAGGAACTGAGTGAAGCAACCCAATCAAGCGAGAAGGAGTGAGTATGGGTGTGTTCGGAAAGAAAGAGTCGGTAGCAACGAAGCCAGTGGCTAAGGCCGGAAGGGACGTGGTGAATACCACTAAGTCCTCGAGCGGTAACAAGTCCAAGCCGCTTCCAGCCATGACTCTGCGAGTAAAGGCCGTCGGCATGGAAAAGTCAGAGTATCTCACTGGCTTGTTCATTGACGACAAGCAACCCGAGGCAGGCCAGAAGCTGTCAGGTAAGGACAAGGAAGGCAACCGCTTTACCGTGTTCATTAACGAAGACGGCAACGGCAACCTCTACTATACTCCCGCAGAGAGCAAGGAAGCTGTGAAGCTGACTGGTCTGTTTGCAAGCGAAGGGAAGTTTGGCCCATACCTCGGCGGCAAGTCGAAGGATGGTGACCGCTTCTACGTCGCCGAAGCGAAGGCCAAGGAAGCATGAGCTTCTCGCCGTCGAAATACGGCGGCCGCCCTCTCAACGTGGGAGGGTACGGTCCGTACTATGCAGAGATGGAACGCCTGAGCCAATGGCCAGGGGTCCCACCGAGTTGGGCGTTGCGCAAGCTGGAGGGGAACGATGAGTTACACGACACGCAAATCCAAATTGCCGTTCGTGATACTGAAGCCAGTAGTAGCTCCGCCCCAGCTCGACCGCCTGTTCCTCTGCCTTGGCGCAGATGACCTGCGAGAGTTTTTCGCAGGACACGATGCGCACGCCGACTATCTGGCCTTCGACATCGAGACCAAGGGCAACCGCCCATTCGACCCGGAGTCCCAGGTAGTCGGCTTTTCTTTAGCCGACGTTAGAGGTGCTGGCTATTGGACCGCCGAGCACTGGCCACTATTCCTGGCCCTGCTTGAGCGGCACTCCCCGCGACTCGTCGCACACAACGTATTCTTTGACGGGGCCTACGTCATGCGAGACGGCAAGGGCCTGTGGCCTACGTGGGCCTTCTGCACCTACGGCTTATACAAGTACCTCGCCACCGAGGGCTGGCCCGGCCAGCGCTGGGGCCTGAAGGACGCGCAAAAGCAGCTGCTAGGATGGGAGGAGACTAACGAGCGGGACCTGCTCGAGTGGCTCGTTCGCGCTGGCTATACCACCGCAACGCGCAAGTCTATTGACGACGTCAAGGAGACCGACGACTGGTTCGAGGTGCAGTCCCCGCTCGAGGACTCGACGTGGGCCAAGGCCGACAAGGGCGAGATGTGGCGTGCTCCGCCCGAGATTCTCGGCAAGTACTGCGCACTCGACGCGCAGGCAACCTATCTGCTATTGACGAAGGTGCTACTCCCGGCATTGGACAGGTTCCACGTGCTCCGTGACTTCCACCAGGAGGTGTTCCTCACCGAGGTGCGCATCCTCATAGAGCAGGAGCTGAGCGGCATTGCAGTGGACGTGGAAGGACTACACGCGCACGCCGACCACCTGCGCAAGGAGATTGACGTGGCCCTGCACAAGTTCCTGGAGCACCCAGAAGTGGCCCCGGGCATCGCAGAGTACAACGCGGAGGTGCTCAAGGAGCACGACGCGAAGGAACCGCCCCGCTTCAACAAGGAGAAGAGGACCCCAGCTGAACCGCCCAAGTATACCAAGACCGGAGCGGTCTCTCAGCGCTGGCTGGCATGGCAGGAGAAGGCGCAGACGCACCCCGAGGTATCCAAGCGCTGGACGCTGTGGAAGGACAAGCGTGACGCTCTCGCAACCCAGAACCATTTCAACGCGGCGAGTGGACAGCAGCTGTCGTGGTTATTCTACCAGCACCTGGGCAAGCCCGTGATGCTCACGACCGATAGCGGCGCCCCTGCCGTGGACGGAAGGGCCATGGGACTCTGGGGCGAGCCGGGAGCACTGCTCCGCAAGCGCTCGAAGCTCGAGAAGGAGCTTGGCTACGTCGAGGCAGCGGCTCAGTACCAGCGCAACGGCATCATTCACCCGCAATTTCGCGTACCGGGCACACTCACGGGCCGTCTGAGCGGCAGCGGTGGCCTCAACATGCAGCAGCAACCCAAGACCAGGGAGTACCTGCAGCTACTGCGTGCTCGGCCCGGAACGGTATGGGTAGACTTCGACTACGTGGCCCTGGAACCATCCGTGCTTACAGAACTGAGCCGGGACCCCAGCATGCTGAAGGTTTACGGACCTGCAGCCAAGCCCAACGACATCTACATCTTCGTGGGCTCTGCCATACCCGGCATCAAGGAAACGTTTGCGGCTTGCGGATACAACCCGGACGCGCCGACGAAGGAGTCCATCGCCCGCATAAAGAAGGAGCATAAGCTACTTCGTAACATTTGCAAGGTGCTGACTCTCTCGGCCCAGTACGGTGCGGGACCACGCAAGATTCACGAGACCCTCAAGCTGCAGGGAGTAGTCAAGACGCTCGAGGAGGTGCAGCTACTGCATCAATCCTACTGGAAGCTATTCGCAGGCATCAAGGAGTACGAGAGGTTCCTCCTCAAATGCTGGCAGCGCAACGACGGCTGGGTTCTCAACGGCATCGGGAGGCCCCTGGCCGTACACGCCGACTTGACGAAGGATTTAGTCAACCGCGTCGTGCAATCTACGGGCCATTCCATACACGCGATTGGCCTATCGCTGCTTCGTCCCTTGCTTGCTAAAGCTTTCGGCCAAAACTTCCGATGGATAATAGCCGACTTTCACGACGAGGCCATCATCGAGGTGCCCGAGGGCGAGGAGGAGACGGCAATCGCCTGCTTCAGGCAGATGGAGAGGGAACTCAACGAGCTGCTGCAGCCTTACGTGCCGGTCAAGATTGACCCGGCGGTGGGCAAGAGCCTCGCGGACTTTAAGGTAGGAGACTAGACGTGGTCAAGAAGAAGAGTAAGGGAGCGGCGCGGAACGTGTCCAAGCTGCAGCAGGCCTGCGACCTGCACGTCGACGTGTTGGCGGAGGGACGCGTGCTATCCATTGACCCGTCCTCGGGGAGTGCTGGCAGCATGCCGGGC